AAAAAAAAGAAAAAAAAAAAAAAAAGATTACTTGGTTTTACGATTTGGTTTTCTGGGGATGCGGGGAGTATTGGTGGGTGGGTTTGGGAAGGTGGAAAGAATTTCAGAGTCAAAATGTTCGCTTTCGGTAAAATCCAAAGCGCTAGCTCGTGTCCGTGCGTTCTTTTTGAATAGCATGTCGTAGTCTCCTTTCAGGTCGTTTCGATAAGTTTCCAATGCCTCAGTAGTCATAGCCTCAATTGCCTCCAACTCCAACAAATGGACTACATTTTGGTACTGCGGAAAGCGTTCGAGGAGCAGTAGAATTTGTGCAGTTTTCTCATTGATAGCTTGCAGAAGTCGCAGGTGCCGTTCGATTTTTTGTTTTGTTTCCTTGATATAATCTTGTAGTTCCAAAGCGTAAATGCGAAGGCTTTTGTGAGATGCTGAATATTCAGGTATATTTTTTATGTTTATTTTATTATTTTGAGCTTTATGCTCAAGAAATTGTGCTTTTTCAATGAGATTTTTGACAGTTTCGTTAAGAGAGACAGGCATAAAAAATTTATTTTTATTGTCTTGAACATTTCGATTTAATTTTCCGATCCTCTAGCGCACGTTTTTTTAAAAATACTCCGATTGCATTTTTCCACTATCAAAAAATGCTAGAGAGTTGGGTTCAAATTAGCCCTTGGATTGTCGTTGTAGTTTTGTTGCTTTTTATTGTTCTTTCCAGTCTTTTTGGATTTATTATCTCGTCGTTCGTACCACTATACTTCCAGTTCAATAATAAATACGAGAAATTCCCTATTTTTGCGTCTTTGTATGTGGCACTTTTTTACTCGTTCGTCATTGGTTTTATGTTTGGTTGCGGTTTTCTCCTTACAACGGACCTTTCACAACAGCTTCTTCCTACACGACCATTCATAATTATGGTCTCAGTAGCATTAATTCTTTTATTTATTTTTCGGACTGAACAAGTTCATTTGACAAATGTGCTGTTTGGTCTGACCGCTTTTTGTTTGTTTTCTTGGATACTGATCCCGTATGCAATTTGCGGTGAACGTATTTTACGGAGCGCTGACACTGACTTGATGTATTGCATTGGATCGTCCTATAACTCTTTTGTTTCTGGAATGGGTTGGTCAGCTTCTGTAATGCTTATTATTATCTTTGGTTTGCTCATTTTCCTTGTCCGTTCATTTGCGGATATCACCAAATCTCCATCATCAAAGCAATCTTCATCTTCAAAAGAATCTGTATCTCAAGCAATACCAGCAACGCAACCATCTTCAAATGAATCTGTATCTCAAGCGACAGCTTCGACGGCATCCAGTTAGTAAAACGAGAATTGAAAAAAAAAATATTTTTTTTTTAAAAAAAAACATAAAAATACAAATAAAAACAAAATGGTTGATTATTCCCAAGGAAAGATTTACAAAATACATAGCAAGCTTGATTATACTTTACCAATTTTTATTGGATCTACTTGCCAATCTCTTGTAATGCGCCTTGGTGGTTGTAAAGCATCTTATAAACACAAAAAATCCGAAGATAATGTTTTGTTTCATTTAATTGATCGGGTTGGCTTGGATAACATCCAAATTACCCTGATTGAAAATTTTCCATGTCAAAATAAAGATGAGCTCAACAAAAGAGAGCGTGAGTGGATTGAACAAACCGAGTGTATCAATAAAAATGAGCTTCCAAAAGCGAAACAAAGTCAAGAAAAAACATTAGTGATGCATTACAATAAAAAATGGTATGAAATGCATAAAGATTATCATAAACAAAGATATGCGAAAAATAAAGAAATGATTCTTGAAAAGCAAAAAAATTATTATGAAAAAAACAAAGACAAAATATTAGATTATAAAAAGAAACATCGTGAAGGCAAAAAAGATTCAAAGATCATCACGTGATTTTCGGCCAATCAGAATTCGCCGTTTTTTAAAAATCTAGCGCCGAATTGATTTTTTTATTTTTCTGCTTTGAACAAAAAAAACAAAAAATAATTTTTTTTGTTTTTTACACCTTTAAAAGGAACACCACCCCATTTAAAATGTCTGAACCTGTTCAAAACACCCCCGTTATTGCTCAACCCAACCGACGACGACAGCCGAAGGCTCGTTTGGTCAAAAATACTATCGACGAAGTTGATAAACCAGTTCTTGCTGACTTTATGAACCGAATTAAATCTCGCAAGGGCTACACTCTTGTTCTTAATAAGCTATTAAAAAAGTATAAAGACCACTTTACTGTTATTACCAATATTCTCAACCAAGTTCTTGCACTTGAGCAAAATTTCACTCGTCGCAAGACTCCTTCTGAAGTGAGTGATTACATTAAAGCTTTCATGGAAAAAAAAGAAGCACACGAGAGATTAAAAAAACCAACAGTTTTTATTCGTGAAAAGAAAGCGTTCAAAGATGCTATGCAAAGCTACACTTTAACACCCCATCTTGAGAAGACTGTGGATCTCAACATCTTTAATGAAAGCACCAAGGGTAAAATTGCGACTGTACTTCGTCGTGTTCTCCCAAAACTACAAGGACTTAAATTCAATATCTCTTACCATTGCAATTTTGAGCATAGTGTTTCCAAGAACAAATCAGATGCATGGATGGATTGTAATAAAAAGCTGATATTGACGAACGCTACTGATATCTCAGCGCTTGTCGATCAAGCCTTGCAATCCATTAAAGATCGTATTGAAAAATACGAAAAGAATGGCTCAGGCTTTATTTACAAATCAACGGATAAAGTTCAGATGCATATTTTCAAGTACAAACCAATCCGAGGCGGTACTTATTTAGAACTTCCTGAAGTAGTTTCTAACAAAAAAGCATGCATTAATATTAATAATTCAAAAAAATATGAGGAGGAATGTTTTCGCCTATGTTGTGAATGTCATTACCAGCTTCAGAAAGATCCCTTCATTAAAAATGCCGATCGTGTATCATATTATCCCCCAGAAAACAATCATTATGATTATTCCAACGTATCTTTTCCTGTTCAAATCACACGCCAAGACATTGAAAGATTTGAGAAACTCAATAAAATCAATGTTAATGTTTATCATTACAACACAAAAGATTCTCAAACAGAACCCAATCTTATCTCTCATCAGGAATTTGAAGATACCATCAATCTTTTAGTCCTATCCAGAGATGAGAAACAACATTTTGTTTATATCAAAAACATGAGCCGTCTTCTTGGAACAGATGTTAAGAATGGTCATAATGCAAAGCACATTTGCTATCATTGTTTGTATTGCACTGACAAGCCCGAGATGCTTAAAAAGCATAAAGATATGGGTATTTGTAAAGATAATCCAGCTAAAGCTGAGATGCCTACGGAAGGACTGAATTATACAAAATTCAGAAACTATCATAATAAACTTGATATGCCTTTTTATATGGTAGCCGATATGGAAAGTCTGCTTGAAAAGATGAATGAAACCATTGATAAATCAACGTCATCATGGACTGAAAAGATTCAAAAGCACACAACTTGTATGGCGTCTATCAAACTCGTTTGTACAGTTGATCCCAATCTTTCTCAGCCTCTACAACTGTTTGTTGGAAAACCGGAAGACGTTATTACTAATCTTCTCCATTACATGGATTCTACTGCTACAAAATGTGTTTCCATCAATAAACCACTGATAATGACTGAAGCTGATGATCTTGCTTTCAAAAAAGCAAATATCTGCCATCTTTGTGGATCTTTTATTGATCCATCCAAAGATGCCCATCCTCTTATTGGTGAGAATAAAGTTCGTGATCATTGCCATATTACAGGAAAGTTTCGTGGTGCATCGCATAACTACTGCAATCAACAAGCAAAGAGACCACCCAAAATACCTGTCTATTTTCATAATGGAAAGAATTATGATCAGCATTTCCTCATTCCATTTATGAATCGACTCACAACAAAAAAGATTGATGCCATCCCTAATAATGAAGAAAAGTACATGTCAATTTCGTTTAATAATGTTCAAATCAAAGATTCATTCCAGTTAATGAGCACATCATTGGAATCTCTTGTGAATAATTTAAGTGCATGTGGGAAAGACTTTTCAATGTTCCACCAGATGCGTAAGGAGTTTAAACATCACACTGAATTGTTATGTCGAAAGGGAATTATGTGCTACTCGTACATTGATTCACTAGACCGCCTCAAAGAAACTCAATTGCCAGCAAAGGTACATTTTAAAGACGACATGTCAGGCAAAGAGTGCTCTGAAGAAGATTATGCGTTCGCTCAGAAAGTTTGGCAAACTATGGGATGTCAAACTTTAGGAGATTATTATGCTTTATATCTCAAGACGGATGTTCTTTTGCTAGCGGATATCATTGAAAGTTTCCGCACAATGTGTCTAAAAAATTATGGCTTAGATTGTCTTCATTATTTGACCCTTCCTTCATTTTCGTGGGATGCTATGCTCAAGGCCACCATGGTCAATATTGAACTACTGACCGATCAAAACATGTACATGTTCTTTGAAGGAGGCATTCGTGGAGGCATTTCCGTTGCTATCAATAAACTAGCTTACGCAAACAATCCTTACATGAATGAGAATTGGGATCCTAAAAAGTCAACTTCTTATCTTATGGACTTGGATGCCAATAATCTTTATGGCTGGGCAATGTGTCAAAAACTTCCACTGAGAGAATTCAATTGGGTTGAATGTGAAAGTATGCCAGTTGAACAATGGACAGACTTCATTGTGAATCTTTCCGATGACGCTGAGTATGGATATACATTCGAAGTTGATGTTGATTATCCTGAACATCTCCACGACGATCATAATGATTACCCTTTCCTTGCGGAAAGTATGTTGATTCAACCCGAGATGCTGTCCCAAACACAAAAAGATATTTATTGTAAGCAAAATACTACTGAAAAGATGCAACTTGGTGATGTCAAAAAACTGGTTCCGAATCTAATGCATAAGCGAAACTACATTGTTCATTATCGTGCTTTGAAGCAGGCTATTCAACATGGTTTGGTTCTTAAGAAAGTTCATCGTGCCGTCAAATATTATCAAGAGGCTTGGTTAAAACCGTACATTTTAAAGAATATGGATCTTCGCAAACAATCTAAAGATGATTTTGAAAAAGATCTGTTTAAACTGGCTAATAATGCCATTTTTGGCAAAACAATGGAAAATGTTCGAAACCGTATTGATTTTGAAGTTGTGATTGATGATGAACGATTCATTAAGATAGTATCAGACCCACGTTTTCATGGAAAAGGACGATGGTTTGCTGAAGACGTAGTCGGGCTTCATCGTGTGAAGGCTCTAATCCACTTAAACAAGCCGGTCTTTTGCGGACAAGCCATTTTGGATCTTTCCAAAGTTCATATGTACTGGTTTCATTATGATGTAATGAAGGCCAAATATAAAACAAATTTAAAATTAATGGCAACAGACACCGACTCTCTCAAGTATCTGATTTATACGGACGATCTTTACAAAGATATGCGGGAGATGAAGGAGCATTTTGACTTCAGTGATTATCCAAAAAACCATCCTTGCTATGATCCTACCAATAAAAAGATTATCGGCAAATTTAAGGATGAACTTAATGGTGTTCCCATGACTCGTTTCGTGGCTCTTCGCTCAAAGGTCTATGCTCAAGATAATGAGGAAGAATGCAAAAAGAGATGTAAAGGCATAAAAAAGAACGTTGTAAAGAATCATCTATCTTTTGAAGACTACGAACGAGCGGTGCTTCAAGATGTTGTTGAGTATCGTGAGATGACCACATTCCGTTCTTATCAACACCAAGTCTATACCCAAACGCTAAAGAAGGTTGCATTATGTTCGTTTGATGACAAAAGATATCTTTTACCGAACCGTGTCGATTGTCGAGCCTTAGGGCATTATCTCAACTCCAAATAAAAAAAAATTAAAAAGCATTATTAAAAAATATGGCGGACAAGATTATCAACCAATACAAAGATCCCAAACAGGGCTTGGTTGGAATAAAAACATTTGCTAGCCGCATTAAAAAACCTGTCAAGGAAGTACAGGATGCTCTGCAAGATTTTTCAGTCTACACATTAAATAGGCCCTCTCAAAAACACCCGTATGAGTATCGTCGAGTTTATGCTCAATATCCAAATGAGATCTGGGGACTAGATTTAATGGATGTTTCAAAAATCTCCCAAGAAAACAAAAACATTAAACAATTGTTAATGATTGTGGATATCTTCAGTTCGTATGCATGGGTTATACCTGTGGAAAACAAGCGTACCAACAATGTCATAAATTCATTAAAATCAGTTATCCAACTTAACCGAAAACCAAAATTAATATGGAGTGATCTTGGAGGGGAATTCACATCCAAAGCCATGCAAAATTATTTACAAAAAGAGGGTATTCAATGGTACGCAACCGCTTCAGGTAAAAAATGTTCCAACGCCGAGCGGAAGATTCGCTTTTTGAGACAGTTGATGACACGGCTTCAGTCTTTACGTGGGAATAATCAATATTTAGATGTGCTTGATGCATTGGTAGATAACATGAATGAAACACCGAATCGAATGCGAGGAAATCTTACCCCCAAGCAATGTTTGGAACCTGAAAATATCAAGAAAGTTTTTGAAAAATTATATCCTCCGGAAATTCCAACGATGCCTAGCGTCAAATTTGATGTGGATGATACTGTCAAAATTACATACGAGCGCAACCCATTCGCAAAAGAAGGCTCTCATTATCGTTGGTCTCCTGAAAACTTTACGATCTCTGAGATTAACTACTCCAGCAAACCGACAACATACATCCTCAAAGATGAAAATGGTGAATTGATCAAGGGTCAATTTTACGAAAATGAATTACAAAAGATTAAAAAGCCCGATTATTATGAAGTAGAGAAAGTTCTTGAGAAAAAAGGACGAGGAAGAAATTTAAAATATTTAGTCAAATGGGTTGGTTATAATGACAGTTTTAATTCATGGATCCCTGCATCCGAACTCAAAGACAAAGAAAAAGTCAAATTCTAATTGAAAAAAAATAAAATGTTTTAAAAAAATAAATCTTGATATTAAAAAGACTGAGAATGTTCTACTCTGTAAAAATCAATGTTCCCAATCAAGAACCTATTACAGTGGAGGCTGTGGGCGAGTTTCGTCTACGAGATGAGATGAATAAAGTTCTTTCATCTTTGGGGCTTCCGCTGGTGAGTAGAATGGATCTTTCAAGAATATTATGCAATTCCAAAGATAAAAGCAAACGCTTAGAAGAATTTGAAAACATGATTGAAATTACTAAAAAACGTACACAGACTGTTCTCATCAAGGAAAATCCAAACGTTCATATCATTCAGAAGAAAGTGAGTTTGTAAACATAAATATTAATATCTTATTATGGCTGTCTCCTGTTGGTCATCAGACAAATCGGAGAAAATCAACCAATCAAAAAACTCCGTTTTTTAATTTTCTAGCGCCATTTTCGATTCAAAAAAAATTTTTTTAAAAAAAATTCAACTTCAAAAAAGATGACCTCCCGTGTTCAATCAGTTCTTTTTGATAAAACAAAATGGTCAATGACAGGTGCCGTGGAATGGCTCAGAAGGCATCATTTTAAAATACAAAAAGTCGATACGACCCCCAACTACTATCGTTTCAGACAATTCGACCCAACGACATTTCGATATTATCGCACTATCGTGAAACAAGAGAGAGGCATCTCATTTATCATTGAATATTAATTTATTTTATTAATATTCATAATTTCAAAGCCCGCAATTCATTCTTGTAAGATGGATGAGGATCAAAAAATGCATAGATGCTATCATATGGACTGACGCCGGCTGACCGAGAAACGCAAATATGCATCGCAAACCAACCACATTCCTCACTTTTTAATTCCTGAATGTCAATGTCATTATAGTATGGTGGCTTTCCACTAGTTTTCATAAACTTTAACATACGGTCATCCGGAGGAACACCGAAAGAATCATAATATTCAGTAAAAGGCTGTTTAGGATCATTAATAACCGAGACCCAATGGGTTCCACGACCGTTGTCATGATCTAAATTGATAATATAACAAGAAAATGTATCTTTTGGAATCTTTTTTCGAGATATCGTATCATGTCCAAAAACACCTTTCCAGCCATGAACATGATGTTTTTTCATAAGTTTATCTATTTGAATGTTCGTTGTGCTCATTTTTTAATATAATAAAAAAACTAAAAATAAATTTATGTGGATGAAACGAGGGTGCGACGATCAACAAGAGTAAATTCAAGTGTTTCGTCGGTAGCAACCCATACCCACATCTGAAGAGATGCTGTGATTGCAGGCGCAACGGTTGTTCCAAAAGATACATTGACATTAAGATCGCTTGATTGACCACTGACAATATCGCTCGAGGGTTGGAAACGAAGGTCGAAGCCGTACATGCAATATGGCCCGCTCAGCCAGTCATAGAAATTGAATGGAAGACCACCTTCGTAGTCATGCTCACGTCCTGCAAGGCGATTGAGAGTATTAATTACTTGTGAGGGGCCATATCCACCTTGACCAAGAGATGGGCGATACTGAATTTGAGGGAAAGTTTGTGATCCATAAGTAAGATAAATGCTATTGACAGGAACTGTGGAAGGATTGGCAAATGACCAGCTGTTAGCGAGCTGGGTGGTATCGTTTTGGAAAGGACTCCACGTAAATCCGATGAGAACTTTGCTAACACGAGATTTGAATGTGCTGACAAGTTGAGTAATGCTGTTATTTAAGTAAGAACCAGCAGGATAGTTGTACATCCATACATTGGACGCTTCGTATGAGGCTTTTGGAGCATAATTTGCCATCTGGTATTTGGCAAATGTCGCCTTAAGAGGCGCATCGACCAGTGGGCTTAGTTGCAGGCAAGGCATATAAACTTGGATGTGCTGAATTTTTGCGGTAAAAGGTGTGTTGGTTTCACGGTAGTCTAGAGCACATTGGAATAAGTTGTTAAGATTATTTCCACAAATTAAATCAAATGAAATGGGAACACCACAATAAACTCTATCCACCGCA